CCCATATTCTGCTAATAAATCTTTATTTTTAACTATATTTGCGGCAATAGTATTAAGCCCTCTTGCTACTTGCGAAGACCGACCTACCATAATTTCGGTTCCCGCAGTTACTAAGCCTATAGTTTGTTCAAATGTATTTCCATAAGTTGCCATACCAGCCGCAGAAATTTCTAATGCTTGTGATAAATCATTTGTTCCTACAGCAAAATTGTTAGCAGTTTCATTATAAGCATCAATAATATGAATTGGTTCTATTGCCCCTCTTCCCCAAGCTTGAATTTGAGAAACAATAGAAGATGCGGCAGAAGAAGCACTTACTTCTGTATCTGCTATGTTCTGATAGATAGAAGCTATAGTTGCCAATTGTGCTGCTTCTGCATCAGTAAAGCCACTTTTTCTAAACATTGTAGCGGCATCAATCATATCACTTGTAGTTCTCGCTACTAATTGACCAGATTCTCCAAGACCTTTTACATATTCATCAAGGTCAAAACCTCTTAAATCAGAAACTTTTTTAAATTCTGTTAGTGCCTTATCCACGGTATAAACTTCTTTTACCATAGAACCAATAGCTTCTTTTGAAATTTGATAAATTTTATTAGCCATTTGATAAGTTATATCAAATCCCTTATTTAATTTATCTAAATCTCCTTGTGCCCCACCAGTATCTAATTTTATCTTTGTATTTTGTGTTGCATTATTTAATTGACTTTGTATATCACTTGTATCTAAATCAACACCAACACGAATACTCCATGCGGAATTTGCCATTTCTCACACTCCTTTATTTTTGAGATTATGGCTATAAATACCCTCTATGTATTTATAAAATAACTATATGCTATTAATATTGAATCACTAATATCATCTTGATTAAATTTACTTGATTTAGAAAACCATTTTAAATCAAGCCCAAATTCTTTATTAACTAATTCAATAGATTTTTGTTTCATTTCTTCTCTTTTTGTATTTTCTCTTTTCCCATCAAACAACCCTACTTTACTTCTCCATTCATTTGGGGTTACTAATTTAACAGGAATTCCAAATGAACTTGCTATTCCAAGAACAAGTCCTTGAACCGCTCCAAGAACAACAAGAATTTTTAATCCACCTTTTCCATTTAAAGGAACATCCTCTATAATCATTTTTGTAGGATGATATTTTTCAATTATATTTTTTAATAAAGGGGCTTGATGAACTAATCTTTCTCTCCAATCATTGCCATCTGGTTTAATAAGCCCATATGCCGCAAGCCCCTTATTATCAAAAATACTCCATCCTGTAGATGTTGTGCTACAATCTAATCCTAAAATTATTTCCTTTTTATCCATAAATTAAATCATTTCCATTTTATTACAGAAATGCCACCCCTATCTCTTTTCCAAGGCATACCACTTCTGCTTAAACCAGTTTCAAAAATTGAACGCATCATTGTTTTCGTTAAAAATTTGTCTAATGCTTTCCAAGCATCTCTTTTAGTTGGTCTACGAATACAGCCCATTCCACCTTGATAAATAATATCTGGCATATTTAATGTTTGTACTGAACCATCAATTACTGAAACATGCTGACCTTCTTCTGGGCTACTAACACCCATTCCACTAGAATTATAATAAAATTTTCCTTCAACAGCCCCGCCGCCAGCACCTACTCTAGTAGCCCACGAATTGCCAAAATCACCAGTTCTGGCATACCAAGATGGGCCATAAGCGCCATAAACAACATCTTCAATAATTTGTTCATTATTTTCATGAATTTCTTTTACGGTAGATTCAACCGCGACTGTTAATCCTTTTATAATTTGCGCCTTTAATTCACTTTCACTTGTGAACGACATCTTTCATCATCTCATTTAAATCTTCTGGTAATACTTTGGAAAGTTCCCTTAAAGCTTTCCCTGTAGATTCATGATAAGAAATACCATCTTTTAATTTACCAATATTTTTTATTTTACTTTTTACTTCATCAATAAGACCACTATTTAATAAAATATCTGGCCCTAATTCATCTATTTTTTCTTGCCCAATATCTGTGCAATAACATAAAATTAAATAATCAATTATGCTTTCTCTTTCTTCAAAATTTTCAACTTTTAAAACTTCATTGATAATTTTTTGCATCTGGGAAAGAGATAAATATTGATTCACTTTAACATCAAAATTTTGTAAATAAATTGGTTCTAATTCCTTTAATTCCTTCATTTTTAATACCTTCTTATTTTCCAAACAAATTAGTTGCCCATCCTATAGCTAAAGTCCCAGTAATTAAAAGCCAAGGCCAATTAAATTTTATCCAACCAAAAATATCAAACTTGCCTTTTTCTTCTAATTCTTCAACTTTTTGCTTAACTTTCCCAATTTCTTCTTTATTATCTGTTATTTCTTTTTGTTGTGTTTCTGTAGTATGATTTATATTTTCCATAGTTTTCCCAAGGTTATTTAAAGCTTCTGTCATCTTTTCATTACTTTGGGTATTTTTATCAATACTATCCTTCAGATGTGGAATCTCTGTTTCTATTCTTGTAAGTCGGTTCTCCACGTTACCAACCCTTTCTTCTAATTCTGCCATTTTACAACTCCTTACTTTGTTAATTTGTAAGATGCTTTAGTCTTTTTTACTTTAACAAATTTAGGAACATCTTCAAAAGGATTCTCAATTTTTATAATTACATTATTATAATTTACATATAAAAATCCATGTCTTTCAAATTCTACTTTATAATATCCTTCTGGTGTTTGTTCTTCTTTTAAAAATTTGCAATATTTATTTGCACCCGGTCTTTCTTTCCAATTAGAAATTTTACCGCACCATTGTGCCCAAGGACAAACATTTTTTGTTATATTGCAAATATTTTCTTTCCTATTTTTACACATATCTTAAATAAAAAAATAGGGAGGAAGGTAAAATACCAACCTCCCTATTAACTTAAGCACTCACTGAAACTGTTGCATATGCAACAATGCTATTTTTATCAGTTAAAGTAACAGAAATAATAGTATCACCAGTAGCAGAGCTAGAAGCAGTAACAACGCCAGCTTCACTTACTGTTGCAGAAGTTCCACTTTCAACAGCAAAAGTAAAGTTGGAATTGTCTTTTCTTTGAGAAGCAACAGAACCACCAAACACAGTACGGACTAATAAAGTCTCAGTTTCGCCTTGAGATAAATCCATATCACTATTTTCAATAGCTAAAGCAATAACATTGTCAATCCAAGAACTTCCAAAAATTTCTTCTGTCATAGTGCCATAATAAGGAGCTTCTTCGCAAGAAATATCAGAATTAACTCCAAGAGCATTACCAGTTAAAGAAATTGTAGCCGCAGAAGTAGCAGTTAAATTTAAATCTTGGTTACCGTCAAGTTGGAAACTAGGAATATCTGTAATAATTCTTCCATAACGTGTAGCAGAACCAATATCTGAAGAATCACCAGAGAATAAATCATTCATAATGACTAAGTGTAAAGTCTTAGGAACGTATTGTGTATTAATAATAATACTACGAGCATTTTCATTCTGATAGAAATATTTAATGCAATAAGCATCCCCAGCAGTTCCATCAGGAATAGTAATAGTATAAGAGCTACCGCTTTGAGCAATAGTAGCAATAGACCAGTTAGCATCTGATGGCTTCTTATACCAAGCCAATAAAGAACCATTCATTAAAGTAGGGGCATTAGTTAAAGTAATAACGCCACCAGCACCAACCACTTCACCAGCAGAAGGAGATTCATAAATGGAAAGACCACCCATATTAATATCAACACCAAGATTAGCGGCAAGATATTCTAATTTAAACATAGCATCCACAAGAGTAATACCTAAATTACTGTCATGGAAATACTTGCCAAATAATGCATTGCCTTGCCCACCACGAATCTCTTCATTTGAAATACTAAAATTAAAGGTAGACTCTGTAAGGGTTTTAGCCACGCCAATTAAATTATTACCATCAAATAATAAAGCACGACCAACACCAGCAAGAAACCGATTTTCAGCCATATTCTTTTTTGTCCTCCTTAAAAATAAAACAATTTTTATTTTTGTACAATAGTTTTAATACTACCATCTCCACCCATAGACTTATTATAATCTTCTACAGATGTGATATAGTCACTAAATTTATCTTTCTTTTTCTTAAATATCCATTGAACTTCTTCAGATTTATTTGCATAAATCGCAAAAGGCTTTGCACACATATATTCAACTTCATTACTTATTTCTTGAAAAAGAATTGAATGCGAACGAAAAGTCATAGAAAGTTGTTCTTTTTTAGAAATGCCACAATGGGAAGTTATTATTGCCATTCTTCTTTCTAATGATGGCATTTCTAAATTTTTATTTTTTAATTCATCAACTTCTATCATCTTTTCTTTTAATTCTGGATTTATATAATCATCATTAAAATTTGGGAGATTTTGATATAATATTATTCTTTTTATATCATCAAATTCTTTTGATGTAATCCTTATTTTTTTTTGATTCTCTTTATTAAAATCACATAAAAACACTTTGCCTTTTTCATCTGTTTCTAATGTTGGGTATTTTAAATCTAAGCATAAAATACATATATTTATAAATTGTTGTTTAGATAATTCTGAAAATGGTAAAACTCTATGGGTTAAGAATTTCAAATATGGCATAGAAATTACTTCTACATCAGAAGTTGAATTTTTATCAATATCTAAAATTTCATAACTTGTCATAAAAATAAGAGAATCAGAAAGCTTTATTGGAGAAATATTTAAAATTTCCCCACATTTTAAATTATATGGAACTGGTTTATCAAATGTAAAATAAGCTTCTTGATAAAATTTAATATCAATCGACACAACTTATAGCACTCCCAGAATCGCCCATATTTGTACTTAAATATATTTGGACTCCTGTAAACTTTTTGCTATCTGCAATAACACTTCTCGCAAAGTCATATCTAGTTTGATTATTATTAAACATTAATTTCCCTATACCATTTATATTTACTCCATTTAAAGTAGAGAGAATTTCATGTATAAATAAATCACCACGATTTACAGGAATACCATCTTTTTCTACAAGAGCCATTGTTACACCATATAAAAAATCAAAAGCAAAAACTGGTGTAGATATATAAAGGTCTGTTGCAGAAATATAATAATCATAACATTTTAATACACATTTCTCTTCACATATTGCATCTCCTACAATATTTGTAAGAAAAACACTATATTCTTCTTGTGCCCCACTTTTCCATACATAACTAAGCTTTTCTTCTATAGTTAAATTTGGTTTTGATAAAGCATCATAACTATTATACTTTATCATTTTCCAAATATTTTCATTATTAAGAGCTAAAAATTTTAATATAGAATAAGGAGCAAATGGTAAAGCACTTAATGAATTATACATCCAAATATACTCCTATTATCCTAACATACTAACGGCACTAATTTCTATATTTTCTGTCTTTTCAAAAACAGGATTAGAACAAGATGCTACGACAATAATATTTTGTTTATCTGTTGATATTCCTTCAGAAGTAATGGAATAATAATCTTCATTTTTAAAAATGTTTAAAATTTCGCTATCGGTTGAACAAGATATATCTAAGTTATCTTTAATTAAATTACCATTATAATAAACTTCAACCTCAAAATTAATTGTAGAATATTGTCGAATTTTATCAAAAGATGGATTTAGTAAAATTGATATATCTTCTCCTTGCTCCCCAATTGTGATATTAATACTATCAAATACTTTTTCATTCCCATCTAAATATGCAGTTATAGTAGCAACTTGACCTATTTCTCCATTTAAAATATAATTCCCATTCATATCTATTGATACAATGTCATCATCACTTGATTTCCAATAGATACTTCTTTCTACTTCTTTGCCATTTAATAAAACATTAGCAGACAAACTTCCAGAAGAACCAACAGATAATATTAAATCTTTAGAATTTACAAAAATTGAATAATTATATATTTCATTTTCCGCAATACTATTTTCAATATCATCTCCATCCCTTATTTCATCTAAATATAAATCTAGATATAATAATGTTGAAGATTGTTCTTCTGCACTATATTCTACTGCATTTTGATAACCATATAATTTAAATGGTCTTCCAGAAAGAATAAAACGAGTATTTGTTTTAAATAATCTTAAAGTATCTTGATTGCCTTGTACTAATACAACTGCATGGTTATTTGGTGTTAAAATATATTTTGTAACTTTCACAGTGGAGGCCGCCATATCATAATCAACAACGCAAGGAATTGAAAAAACAGAACCATTCAATGGGTCAATCATCCTAAGAAAATTGTTACATCTTCTTATACCACAATCTTGTACAACTCCATCATATTCACTATAACTATGTACTAACCAATAACAATTATCAAACTTATACATAAGACCTCTTTTTACTGTATGAGTTATGTCTTTAAATATAAGTTTATTAAAATCTCTAACATCTTTCATTCCCGTTGATGTATCAGAAACAGTTGGAACTAACCAAACTTGCAAATCATGATAATTATTTATTCCTATATCTTCTTGCTCTTGAACAATTTCTAATGCCGTAGTATTATCCCATTGTATATTTATAAATTCTTGTTGTAAGTCTCTGTATAAATTATTGGGTTTGGTGTCAATTTCATTATTAATAATATTATTAAAGAATCTTAAATTCATGTTATCCTCTTTTCTCAATAACATCAATCATATGAAATACCATAGACTTCACTCTCTTATGTCCAGCATTTGCCCCAAGAATCCAAAGTCCTTTTAATATTTCATATATTTCTTTATCCCCTACGCCAACCCAATATACATATAATCTATCTATATAATTCAAATAACTATCTATAGTTATATCTTCATTGTTAAGATTTTCATAAAGAATTAAAACTTTATAAATAGAGGCTATATCTTTTTTATTCATTATATCCTCCATTTAATCAAAAAATGTACTTAATTGATACGTTATTTTTTGTCTATCTAATTCCTCTCTCAATTTATCTAAATAAACTGAGTTTTCTTTAAGATTCTGTGATTCGCTATGGTTTTTAAAAGAACTTGCCGCTTGCAAATGTTGTCTATATAAAGCATAAGTTTGGTTATCTCTAGTATACCACTTTATAACCCATAAATTTGCAAGAATTGATTTTTCAGCCATATCTAAATCAGAAACAAATTGTCGTGATTCAATGTTATATTCTAAAGATTTTCTACATTCTGGAAATTCAGGAACAGCAGAAATTAAAAACCCATCACAATATGTCTTAAAAGAATTTTCATCTTGAAGAAATAATTTTGATAATCTATAATCATTGACAATTATTAAAGCCAAATCAATAATATCATCAAAAGAGGTCATTATATCACTCCTCGTCAAGAGGTTCTATGCTAATAAGGTCTTTGCCACATAATTTCCCAAGTTCGACTAAAATATTTGCATCAATTGGAATATTATTAATTTTCTTATCAACTATCATTTCTATAATTATCTTTTTTTGTTCTTCTGAGGCATTTTTGTAAATTTCACAAACATCAGAAACACTATTGTTTAAAAGATTTTTTAAAGTAATATCGTCAATAATATTTTCATAAACTCCATCTAATTCGCATTCTTCTACAAAATCTGCATCTGCAATATATAAAAGTCCATTGGCAATAGATTGTGGCATATTACTTACTATAGTTTTTGCTTCATTTTCAGAAAAAGAAAGAGAATCAAATTGTTTATCTAAGTGATAAAAACGATTTCCTCTAATAGTAAAACCACCAGAAGTCATATTAACAAATTTAATATTTTTCTTCGATTTCTTTTCTTCTTTATTATTCATTAAAGAACCAGCTAAAAGTAAATTAATTTTCTCTTGTAGCTCTTTCATTTGAGCTTCTTGCTCTTTAATTTTCTTTTCTAATTCTTCTTTTTCTTTATCAATTTTTAGCTGTTTTGTTTTTGTTTGTTTCGTAGAATTTTTTACTTCTATATTTTCATTAACTGCCATATTACCCTTTTACTCCTTTTTAAATCATTTTTAAAATTGGGAGGCTAAATAAATAGCCTCCCAAATATAATAAATTACTCAGAAATAGTATACTGACCAGCCCAAGCCGCTCCAACAAATTGGAAGTTGTAGCCCTTACGCATAGTGAAGTTCTGAGAAATATCAGCATTGTCATAAAATTCATTGCTGTTAGTTAATGTGGTGCTCATAACACCAACAATAGTCTTAGACACAGCAGGACTCACAATATAAAGAATATTATCATTTAAAGCCATGCCATAGCCAACACCAGTAGGAGCTTGAGGAAGTTCAAAGAGTTCAAAACCATAGAAATCCTTAATGTAAGAAACAGCACCCTCTTTGCCATCCACTAACATACGATAGCCCTGAGTAGAATCAGGAAGCACGTTCATAAGAGCAGAAGCAGTACCCATAATAACAGGCTTCACCATGCCATTATAGGCTTGCACACGTTGGGCAAGTTGCACTAACTTCTTGGCATCAAAAGCACCACTTTCAACAAAAGCGGCAGGATAGCTAACGGCACTAAGACCACTGGTTAAAGCAGAAATAATTTCGGCATTCATATCAAGCTCAATAGAAATGACAATAGCACGAACAGCTTCGGCAAGGTCATCTTTACCAGCTAACACACGAGCCATATCAACATAAGTAGTAACAATATGCTCAATAGGAGCAACAGTCACGTTACCAGCATATTTCTTCTGACGGAAAGAAGTGCGCTCACCACGAGCACCACGGCTAACAGTGTAAAGGGTCTTAGGAGGAATCTTAAGATTTAACACATCAGCATAGCCAATAGTGCGGAAATCAACAAAGGGAGCAAATGTAGCGGCAACATAAGCAGGAAGAACCACATTCACAGCGGCATTAATAATAGCGAATTGTGCCCAACGAACAACAGGATTCGCCATCCAAGCATCTTTATTACCTTCAGTACGAGGGCAGTTAGAAAGACGCTCAATTTCAGCAAAGAAAGCATTCTTCACCTTTTCAGCCTTTTCAGAAAGAGCAACATTTTTATCGTAAGAACCAAAAGTCTTTCCCCACTCTTCAGCGGCCTTATGATTATGATAATCGGCAAAAGCAACATAGAAATCAGTATTGCCGTTAGCAAACGCAACAATTTCTTGAGATAAATTCATATTTTTTATTCTCCTTTACTTTACTTAACTTTATTTTTTAAAAATGAATTTTAATCTTATAAAATAAGATTAGGCAATCTTCATTAACACCCAAGTACGAATAGAATCTCCACCAATATCCATAGTCTTTTGACCAAGAATCTTGAAAGGAGCATCACCGGAGGCGGCGGCAACAAGCTTACCAGCGGCAACAGTAGCGACCTTAGAAGTTCCAAGAGTAGGAACAGTAGAGAAACAAGCGTCAGAAACTTCAATGCAATCGCCAATGTCTAAACGCTTCACAGACATAGGAAGACCAGCTTTATTATAGAAATAACGAGGGTCATCAAATAATTGCATATCAAGGTCATATCCCACAGGTGGAGTACCAATGACATAATCACCAGTAGAACCAGCAGTCACAGTAAACACATATTCATCAACAACACCGTTAGTATTAAGAATATCACCAAGAGTAACAAAATTGCCATTATCCATATCGGTAGCGGCGATACCAACTAAATTTTTAGAATCAACATCCCAAAAAGCGCAATGAGTTCCCACAAAAACACCATGATTATTCATTCAAATTTTCTCCTTTTTTAATTTAAATTTTTAAATTTCCATATATACCCACCAGTAGTTTTTCTTTTATTATTACAGCATTTAGAAATATTTGCTGGATAAGTATTAATTTCTTTTGCCGCATCACTTATACATTCAAATTCTTTTAAAAATAAACCTTCTTTATTATATTGTAATACTGGTTTATATTTTTCTATTTTTTTATTTTTAATTTTTAACTTTGTTTCTTCTGAATGCTTCAATCCTTTATGAGATTCAGACAACTTTTTTAATGCTTCAGTGCTTTTCGATAATTCTTGAATTTTGCTCATATCTCTTTTTACACCTTTTAATTTAGAGACTCTTTTTTCTATAGTTTCTTCAGATTGCTTTTTGCCTATATGAGATATTGAAATTTTCTTTTTGTGTTCATCAGATAATTTTCTTCCTTTTAATGGATTATTTTTTGTTAATTTATCTTTTAACATTTTACTATAAGTTCTTTTTAATTCTCCATATTCAATTTCAGAAATTTTATATCTTAATTTTTGACCACTATTATAACAATTAGCCATACACCACCAAGCATATACTAAGGAATGTTCATTTGGATTCTCTAATGCTAAAAGTTTATGAGCAGTATAATGTTCTTCTGGATATAAATATATCAAATTCTCTAAATTATCTAAACCACCAATACATTTTGGTATAATATGATGCTTTTCAAAATAACCAATACAATTAAATTTTCCTCTGGTTTCGATTATATGATTAATAAATTGATGATAATTCATAAATATCCTCCTTAAAATCAAAATTAAGGAGTGGTTGGTTGTTATCCAACAAATCTCCAATGGTGGAGGATATTTATTCCTCAAACCATTTTATTAAATAAAAATATTTTTTTAAATTCTATCCCAAACGGAATTAGATTTTTTCTTGTCCTGATTATTAATTGGAGCACTCATACTCCAAACATCAGAATTTTTCTTCTTTGGTTGTTTCTTAATAGCATTAAAACATAAAGCCTTTACTTTATTTTTAAAACCATCCATATCGCACATATCACAAGTCAAACCTTCAGAACGTAAATCTTTAATTGTATCTTCATCTAAATATTCAGAAACTTCACTTATTAAAGATTCAATGGCACTAGCCTTTTCTTTCTTTTCAATGCCATCTTTAAATTCCTTTAAGGTCTTTATCTCTTCATCTTTGCCCATTATTATATTATCTCTATCTTCAATATCTTTTTCTAATTGGGCAATACGAGCTTGCAAATCTTCTATAGAAATAGAATCGGACATTTCCTCTTCTTTATCTTCCTTATCTTCGTCCTCTTCACATTCCTCTTCTAATTTTTCTTCTTTTTGATATTTTTCAACATCTTCTGGTTCGGCAAATTTTTTCATGCTATCAGTTTCAATAAATTCTTCTTTAACTTCGACAATTTCATCTGAAAGAGATAAACCTTCTTCTGTTAAAGAGAAGTCAAGACGATAAAGTTTCATATTATCATCATAAATGATAGCAAACTTTTTATTATCTTGCTCATAGATGCCTTTTATATAATAATCCCAATGCCGCAAATCTCTCATAGAATTATAGAGTTTCCCCCATAAATCACCAATATTTACAGCAGAAAAATCAATTTCGGTCATCTTTTCATCCTCCTTCCTTTCAGAATCATCATCAATGTCAAGCTTTTTATAAATAGCTTCAACTTTATTAATAACAGTGGTTTCATTTTCTTGTTTAGCGTATGCTAAAGCAGAAGATAATCCATACCTGTTATAAACTAATGTATCACCTTCAAAGCACATCACAGGGTACTTTAAATGTTCACTTGGGGCATCTTCCCAACCATCTTCAACCAACATATAACAATCTTTGACTAAAGACGATTTATTATTGGCTTCCATAATTTTATTTCTTAATTCTGTTTTATCTACTTCTCCCCAAGATTTTATTGACATAGCTTCTTTAGACTTGTCAACTTTATATATTTTCCCTTCCATATATTGTTTCCTTTCCTCCGCAAAATTCTTTAAATTAGAAAAAGTATCATTTTTTAAGAAGTATTTTTCGGCAGTTTTCTTAGTAAATCTTACTAATTTAACATCTGCATCTGGGCAAGAACCATTAACTGTTTTACCTAAAACAGTTAACCCATATATATCAAAACCTAATGCGATATTTTCATCATCATCTTCATAAGTGACAGTCATTTCAACTGAACTATCTCTTAAATTTTGATATTCAAAAATACCATTAAATTCTTTACTATATCTTTTACTAATGACAGCATAAGCATAAGCTTTTAAAATATCATCATCTGTTTTTATAAATTCTACTTCTTGCTCCATAGGGAAATAACCATAAATTACTTCAGTATCTTTATGAGTGGTAGCATCTCCCCATTCAATTTTAGCCACTAAAAAATTGCCTAAAATACTGCCAGCACATTCTTTTAAAACTTTTTCACTAATTTTTATTCCATGCGAATTTTGCCTTGTCGAAAGAAAACAACATTTTGCAACAGTAAATTTATGCTCTGGATAAGCTTCTGCCCAATTTGGAATTTCTTCAACTTCTTCTAAGGCAAAACTTACATTCTTTTTCTTTTGCAAAAATATATCTCTCCTTTCTACAAGGATTTATATTTATTAAACTTCAATACCAAGTTTAAGTAAATATTTTTTTAATTTATTGTTTAATTTGTAATATTGAACATCTTCATCCATATATTTAGAATGAAATCCAGCACGTTCTAATTCCCAAATTAAATCTCCATCTGCCATAAAATAATTTTCTAAATCATTTGGAGTACCAATAATTACCATTTTATTCTCCTAAATTTAATCCATTAATTCCCCATTGTGAAATATGATTATCAAAAGTGTCCCAATCTGTTGGCATTTGTTCTGCTTTATCTTTCAAAGTATACATTTGAGAAACTACAATAGTCATTTTGTTCATAAAATCTATAAGCATAGCCATTACATTAAAATCATTTTCTTCCTCTGCAATTTTATAAACCATTTTAATCATTTCATAAAAATCCAAAACTTCATCTCTAAGAGTTGTCATCATAGCCAATAAATTAGAATAATCTCTATTATCTTTATGTGTTTCTGGATATACAGTAGTCATATTCCAACTATCTTTAAACCCAGAAATTATATCGGCTAATAATGGGAATAAATGTGCTAAATTATGATGAATAATATTTGAAGCATTAGGCATACACCATTTATTCTGCATTATAGAAACGGCCCTATCAAAAGACCTATTTAAATCAAAAGCTTTTCCAACAAGCAAATCTAACGATTCACTTGTCTTTAAAGAAATACTCATTTTTAAAAATGCTCCTTATCACATATCTTCATTGCGGTCTGTTGAATCATCTGGAAAATCAGTATTTGGTCTACCAGATTGTGCAGTAGTATTTGAATTCAAGAGTAATTGTAAATTATTAGTCCAACCACTTGCTTTACTTTCCATTAAACTATTTTCAAATAAAACAGGGTTCATACCAATAGTGCTTGCCCAAATAGAAGGAGCTAATACAATTCCTTTGTCAGCAAGTTTTAATAATTTATCAAATCTAGAATCTCTCTCATATCTATAGGTAGCACCATCAAATATAAATTTAAATTTATATTTCTTTGTTAATTTATTAGCAAAGAAATCCATAAAATTAGAGAATTGATAATATAAAGGCTTCATAGTCTGATATGTTTCATTCATAGCCGCTTCAACTTCTGCATTGCTCATTCTATCAGAAGAATAAATAGCTCTGCTTAATCCAGTTCCTAATGCCGCAGAAGTAGATAATTTATTTTCATACATATCAGGGTTTTTATCTTCATATTGATACCATTTTAAATTCTTTAATGGCATTGCCGCCAATTTAGCAGAATTATCCAAACCATTTTTTGCTTTTGCCATAAATCCAGCTAAAGTATTTGGCTTAAAAACTGTTTGGTCTGATTGAGTGCCGCTTTTTGCAGTATCATAAGTTTCAATTTCACCAGCTAAAATTGCATAAGCTTCAGCAATATCTTTATCATATTGAAGCTGTTCAATTTTATCATTCCCTAATACAGACTTTAAATATGGGGCTAAGAAAGGTGTAGAATAAAAATCACTTGTGTTAAATTTAAAACACCACGCACCGTCTTCCGGGGATGTTTGAGTCCACATTGCATAAACGCCATTTCTTTCATTTAATGGATTAGTTGGACGATAATCAGTAATATATTGATTTCCTCCAAAAACACGATTATAATATTTTTTAAATGCTGGGTCATATCCATCTATGTCAGTACCAGCTTGCAGGAAGTAAGCCATATCAAAATCAAAAAGCAAACCTTTCTCCCAATAACCAGTCAACATACATTTATCTTGTGGCATCACTTGTAAAGCAAATTTCATTCCCTTATTGCCCCATTTAGTTTTCCTAAACCAAGTATAATATGTCTCTCTTAATAAAACTTGTTGTACAACATTCCTAAATTCTTTTTTATAATCAAACTTCAAAAGAAAATCATTAATTCTTTTCTTATCTTCTAAATATTCTTTTGAAGTATATTCATCTAAAGAGTATACATTTTCACAAAAAACTTGAAGGTCAAAAGATAAGGAATTTGCATAAGATTCAATTGTTCTTGCAAATATCATATCATATGAATTTGCAAACTCCATATATCCTTGAATCTCTGTTATATTTTGTTTATAATTACCAAGAGCTTTTCTTAAATTTCCTAAAGTTTTAGCATTATCTGTGCTTGTAATTTGTTGCCCTGTTAAATCTCTTAAATTTTGGTTACTTTGCCAAGGTGACCAAAATCCTTCTGCATAACCATAATTTCTTAGGGCATCAGAAAATTCTAATACAACATTAACTTGTTCTTCATTTAATAATTTTTCTCCCATCTTCAACCTCCTTTCTTAATATATTAAATTAAAATCATCCCAAGAAGAAGAATCATTTTGTTGTTGTTTTAACCATTCATTCTCTATTAAAGAGAAAATATAATTACAATATGATAAAATTACAACTCTATCTTTTGTCCCTGTTCTTGGTTCAATTAATTTTATTTTATCATTTCTATATTCAGTTTTTAAATTAACTGCTTCATGAATCAATTCATCTGTTTGTCCATATGGCAAAATTTCTCTAACAACTTCTTCAGTTGTCATTTTGAAATATGAACCATCATCTTCAATTTCAGTTTCTCTATCTTGCGCTGAAATTAAAAACTTTATATTATTATTTTCTACTTGTTTCTTTAATTCAATCCATGCAAGCGAATTCAATTCACCAGTTCCAATAAATGGGATTATACATGGATGTGCATTAGAATCTACAGTTCTCATTCTATAGTCTGCTAATTTTGCCTCTGGAACAACATGATAAACATTTTTATCACAAATTGTTAAACCATGAAGATTCGTGAATCCGGGTCTTTCTCCTATTTCCCAAGGCATTGTCATTCTATTAAAGAGGATTTCCCCACCGTTGCGGCTATCCGGCACTAAATAATCTGCATGATATAACCAAAACAATTCTCTAGCCCTGTCTGCCGCCCCTAATGAATCACTTGCTTCATGAAGCTCTATATAATCTAATCTTCTTTCAAACCTATTTTTCTTCCATTTCCCAGAAATACACATAATAATAGTATTGTCGTTCTTTTGACTTTCTTTTGTTGTATTTGCAAAAGCATAGTCAACACCAACAATTCTAATTTCATCTTCCTCTTTAGGGAATAAAGAATCTACATCAGTCATATATAAATCATTTGTCAATGGTGGTCTAAAACATTTTTCAATTATTTGATTTTCTCTAAAAGATTTAATAGTAAAGAAAGCATCATCAGATTCGCCTATCATTTCATTTAAATCTTCCATTTTAAAATCATATTGGTCACCATTTAATCCATTTCTATAATCTGACCATGTTTTTAATCCATTATCAATTGCCATAAATATATCGCCAGCAAAAATATTACATTTTGTTTTTCTATCTGTAAATATTCTTGAGAATGTTCTTTTAAATAATAACCAAAACCATTCAAATTTATATCTTGCAGATGTTATATAAACGTGCTGACATTCTTCCAGCCATCTAGGATTTGAAGCATAAATAGGATTTTCAAGATATTTTGCCTGTCTTGGATGACTCATTTTTTCAAAAACTGAATCAATAATTGTCTTTTTTAATAATCTTGCTTCTTCATAAATAAGCATTGTACTTCTTGAACCACGACTTGAATCAAGACAAGCTAATACTGCTAAAGAAGAACCATTCAATTTGTTTTCTATTTTATATCCATCATCTGATTTAGTAAGAACTAAATATTCTTTTTCATACATATATAGTAAATAAGGAGATAATTTTTTTATTAATTCATCTCTTATCTTTTTTTCTACAAGCTTATTAGCTTGTGGCACAGTAGAAGAAGTTATTATAACTTCAGAATACGGATATAAATTCATTTTCACTATAGCCCCAATTCCAGCAATGAATGATTTACTTAATCCACGACTGCATATTGCAAAAAATATTTCGCTTACACCCATCAAATAAACCATTATTTGTTGGAAAGGTCTTAATTTTATTCCTAATATAAATTCAACATAAATATGCCAATTTCTTCTAAAAAAAGTTATCCAATGAATTAAATTCTCTTCTTTTTCTTCACTTCTTTTTTTATTAGAAGTTCGATATTTTGTTGTTATTAATTGATTTTCCATGAACCTTCTTCTTAAAGGTTTTGTAGAAGGTCGCATATTTTATCCTCTTTCTTCTCGTGGAACATCAGGATATTCTCTAGAACCAGCAACAAGATTTTTAACACATCTTAATATATGATTCCAAGTAGTTTCAAATCCACTTACATCTTTATATATTTCTAAATCTTCACATTCTGCTGGTTTAGTATTTTCAATCATCCAAATCTTTCTCTCAATCATTTTTTCTGTTTCTGATTTTTGATTACTTTGGAAATCATTTAATTTTAAAAGTTTAAGCATATCAGTAAGATTTGCTTGAGCTTGTTTTATTTCCCCAATATCTCCACTTTCATCAGCTTTTCTTTTTCTATATTCTGCCTTACATAAATCTCTATACCTGTTTGTTAAATTGGCATCCATTTCAATAGAAAGTTCTTCTGTATATTCTTTGAAAGTTTTTTGAAGAAAATTATAAGCTTCAATATATTCATCATCTGGATATTTACCCCAAATTTCTGCCATTTCATCTAAATCCATATTGGCTTTTTCATCTTCTTCATTTTGCTTTTCAAGAATTTCATTTATACCAACATCAGAATCCCAAAACCCAGAATATATCTTTGGATATTCAATTAACCTTTTAATATAATGTCCAACAAGTTCTGGTTTTTGACCTCCACGCCTATTATCTTGTTCTTCTATAACTTGATTATAAACTTTACTTATAAATGGGATTCCTAATTCAGAAAGAACCATCCATAAAGAGGCTTGCTCATTAAGAAATTCTTGATAATGAGCAAGCCTCTTAGAACAACAATCTTTACAATATCTTACTTTTATTTTATCAGAATATTGTCCGCCATAATATGGATAAAAGAATGTACCATTCTTTTTTTCATCACAAAATTCACAAACAGTTTTCACATATTTGCCACTTGTAATTTCTGGCATTTTATAATTCCTCTAATATTGTTTTAAAAATATTTCATTTTCAAAAATGAAATTATTTATTAATATAAAAATACTATTTTATCTTTTTTATTATTTTAATATTTTTATCTATATTTTTTATCCGACTGTCACGGATGTCCAATAGGACGGTTGTGAATTGCACACAATATGCGTTTGAGCTTTGTTTTCTGTCGCGCTCTACGACATCCTTTTCTGACTAAAAGTTCTCAATTGGCTAGTTAAACCACCCGCCTGGATACCGTAAACACGGTGCCGTACAGATTCGCCATCTCATCCGATGAGAATGCAGAATCGTCAGTTTTGCGAAATCTCGCCATCAAATAGTTAGAAATCGAATAATCGGATTTTACCCATGCTTTTCCGTTACTCACGCCTGGATACCCGCCCGCCGTGTAAGTCGTGTCGGTGACATTGTACACCAACAGATCATACGCGCTGGAATTTGTGACAGTTAGCAAAAAGTCCTTGTTTGCCAGTGGCACCGTGATAGCCATATTATTGCTTTGAGCGTTATTGTCTATCGCTATATACTGACCATACTGACCACTGGAAGAGTACCGATAAATACGCTTTTGCGCATACGTAGCCGATGCGAACGGATCGACACTTACCGTAACGCTAAACGATTCCGTGGCGCTTCCGGCTGTCACAGTAACAGTGGACGTGCCGGATGCGAGAGTCCCTGACAGCGTGTAATCGGTGATAACACCTGATGTACCGTCAGCAAATGTTGCCGTAACCGTGAGGAATTGCTTGAGATAGTCGAGCGTATCAAATG